TTGTTTGGTGTTGTCGTCCGGTTGCGGCGTGGCGTCTGCATCAGTGGTCTCTGTCGTGGCAGACACTTCGACGACAACGATCTCAGCGTGTCCGGCCTCGACGTGCGAAATGGTTTCATCGGATTCCGGATAGGTCTGTCCCTTGGCATATTTGACAGATTGCTGGCCAGCGCCGTTGATGTGGAAAAAATCGATGACGTAACGAATGAGATTCATGGTGCGTTTCCTTTTGAGGGTGGGTGGGTAAATTGATGGGGTTGGTTATCCAGCGATCTGTGTAACGCTGGCCGCATTGAGTGAATTGGCTGGTTCGAACCGCGCGTTGATGCCCAGCAGCAGCCCGGCGAACAGGCCGGCAGATGAGGCGGCAATTTGCAACTGAACGAAGGCGTAGCCGTTGTTGGTGTCGAGCTCGTCCACGGAGCAGTCGATCAGCGCCTGAATGTTGGCCGTGGCGCCTGCAGCAATCGGGCTCAGTGCCTTGGCCAGGCCATTGGCACCGGTTATTGGTTTAGCACCTGTGCCAGTGGCATCCAACGCTTGCAACAACTGCGCGTTGAGGATGCCGTTCATGTTGGCGCCGGTATCGACCAGCGCCAGCAGCCGGTGAAAATTGCCTACGGCGATCCAGGCGGATTGCCCAGCATTGGCGTTCAGAGGCCCGGTTCGGCCCAGAACAGCGAACTGTTCCGAGCCCTTGGAGTTGGGATAGCTCATGAGATGTCCTTTGAGGTGGGGGAATGGAGATCAGCGCGCGCCGAGCTGAATAAAAGGTGACAAGGTGGCCGCGCCCTTGGCTGGCGCAACGGGCTGCGCGATCTTGCTTTGCCCGTCCATGCGGAAGGTGGTGCGAAATGCCACCGCATCGGCATCGAAATAAAGATGCATGCTGGTGGCGGTTTGCAGGCCGCCTGCCTTGGTGATCGTGTGGTAATAGTTCAGGTCCACCAGCATCACGTCGCCCTGGGCAGAGAACGCTGCAGGGTGCTGCGAAAAGATCACCGGCAGACCCAGCAAGGTATTGCGTTGCACCTGTGCCAGCGAGCCGCCCAGATTGACCTGGTAGCCGATCGGCATAAAGGCCGGCATGCCGTTCCAGGTGATGCCGTAGAGCGCCGCCTGGACTGACTTGTTGATGATCCACACACCCTTGTTCTCTGAACCCGGCATAAAGCGCGACTGCATGTTGAGCAGGTTCGACAGCGTCAGGGTCTGTGTCGCCTGTCCCTGATCCTTGGGCACAGTGATCACGGCGCCAGACTGGAAAGCGCCGAGTGGCACGCCGTCACCCTGGCCGTTCAGAATGGCCTCATTGGTTTTCCAGCGAATGCGTTCGGCGATCTGCTTTGGCAGATACGAGGTGAGCGCATTGGTGTCCTCGAGCAGTTCCGAGGTGATTGGCACCAACGCCATGAGTTTCTTGAGACGCAAAGTGGTCAGACCCAGCTGCGGCTTGGTGGCTTGCGTGATGGAGGCCTCGCCCTGCCAGTAGGCGCGCACGCCGTTGGAGCCCCAAGGTGTGGTTTCGTCCTTCGGGAAGGACATGCTGTTACCGGAGATTTCGACGTTGTCCGTCATCGGCAACAGGCCGTCCTCACCCAGAGACAGCGTGAAAATATCCTGTGCAAATTGGGGTGGGACCGCAAATCCACCGTCGACACCGGCGGATTCGTTGGCGACCAGGCCGGGGGCAACAGCATTCATGCCGGAGCCGCCCAATAGTCGTTCATCGACCGCGCCACCGGTACGCCGCGCCACCTCGGCTTGACGCACTGACCGGAAGAACTCGCCCATGCTGGCAAAGCCGCGCTGGGGATCGAGATCGCGGTTTTCGGTGACGGAAATCAAGCCAGCGCCGGATGGCACGCTCAGGATATGACTGGCAGCGGACGGCGCGGACGACGTACTGGCCGCCAGGGCGGCAGTAACACTGGCCGAGCGTGCTTCTTCGGCGATCAATGTCATTTCGCGATCGAGCGCGGCGGACGCAGCTTCAATCTGCGCGCGCAGGGTGTCAAAACGTGCAACCTCATCGGCCGAGAGATCTCGGTTTTCAGCGACAGCAGCGTCGGTTACGGCGCGGGCGTCCTTGACGAGGTTGGCTTTGCGAGCTTGCAGCTCGCGGAGTTGTTTACTCATTGCGGGTTCTCCAATTAAAAAACCCGCACAAAGGCGGGTAAGAAAAAAGCCGCCATGGTTTCCCAGGGCGGCTGTTCGGTTGGCCTGCTTATGCAGTCAATGCAGGCAGGCGAAAAATCAAATCAGGTCAAATAAGTGCGAGCGCATTTCTTGCTTGTGCGAGGCGGGATGCCCCTCGGTTTTGCGAACGCGAACGCTTTTGCATTTGGGTCACAACGTCATCGAAGGTGCTGATGCCATCCACCATCTTTTGCTCAACGGCGGCGTCAGCGCCGAGAACCCGACCTTGACCGAGTCCGTCACGCACGCTGGCAACCGGTAGGCCGCGCCCCTTGGCAACAGCTTTGGTGAATGCACCGTAGTAGTCGTCGACGCGCGACTGCATAAAGCCGCGTGCTTCGTCGTTCAATGGCTCATACGGATTGCCCTCGACTTTGTACTTGCCCGCAGAAATCAGCGTGGGCTTCACACCTTCAGAAGCGATCGCCTGCGAGTAATCGAAATGCGCCTGCCAGACACCAATGGAGCCGACCTCACCACCGGGCGTCACATAGAACTCTCCGGCGGCGCAGCCGATCCAGTACGCGGCACTCGCCGCCAGACTGTTGGCGATCGCGACGACGGGTTTGCTCGCGCGCGCCGACTGGATCTGATCGGCAAGCTCGGCCACGCCATAGACGCTGCCACCAGGACTGTCGATGTCGATCAGAATCTGGCCGACCGAGTCGTCAAGCAGCGCCTGGCGCAAGGCAGCACCGAACATCTGTGTGCTGGTCATGCCGGGACCGGAGACGTCGTCGACCATGTTGGCGCGCTGGGTGACGATGCCATACAGCGGCAGCACGGCAATGCCAGCACCACCGGCGGATTGCGCCATCTGGCGTTTCGCCTGACGGGCCTCACGATCGGCCATGACCTGAGCCAGGACATCGTCACCGGCAGGCTGACTTCTGGACCATCGCCCCAGTACAGCCGTCAGTGCATTCAGGCGCTCGGGCATCAAGGCCCATGGCGTTGCCAGAAACTCAGCCAGCAGTAGTTCACCCTTCATCTCATGCTTCATCGTCATCTTCTTCGGTGTTGATCTTGTTGGGCTCGGCGTTGTCATCGTCGGGCGGTGGTGCTGTCGCCGGTTGCTGATTGGTGCCGGTCATCCCCATGTTGAGCGCCACCAGCGGCTCATCCAGGCCGGGCAGCGGTGTGTAGTTCTCTGCGACGCGCACCTCGTTTCGAGTGAGTGCGCCCATGCTGACCATCGCCGAGTAATAGGTGGCACGACTGTTGGCGTCACCCCGCATCAGCGCCGCGAAATCAAATTCGCAGTCGAGGCCTTCGTCGTCTAGCATCAGATCGGACCGAATGCTGGCTTCCCAGCGTTCCGCCCACGGGCGCATGGTGTAGCGCACAAACTCGATGGACTGCTGCTCGATGTTGTTATTGGTTGCCCGGTCAAGATCCGCGATCATGTGCGGCGGCACGCGAAACAGGCGCGCGATGTCGGTGACCTGGAATTTCCTGAGCTCGAGAAACTGCGCTTCCTTGTTGGTGACGCCGACCTCGTGGTACTTCATGCCAGCTTCGAGCACCAGCACCTTGCCGCGATTCATCGCGCCCTGAGCGTTCTGGTACGACTCCCGAAAATTGTCGCGCGCGGGTTTGTCCTTGAAGGTGCCGGCGTATTCAATCCAGCCACCTGTGGGCTTGGCATCGTTGTCAAAAAACCGCGCGCCATAGTCCTGCGCCGACAGCGCCAGCCCGACGCTTTCGCGGGCCATTTCAATGGGCGAGAGTCCAAGCATGCCGTCGGAAGACAAGCCGCGCAGGTGCCAGACCGCGCCGCGAGCCAGCACCAGTTGATTGCCGAGCCGGTCGATGATGCGATAACTGTATTCGTCGGACTGGCTTTGCGAGAGCACCAGGCTGATGCGATCCGGGTGGATCGGTATCAGGTCGGTGATTTCTCCCTTGGCGTTGCTGACAATGCGGCAGAACGCGTTGCCGCGCAGCGCCAGATGGCCCATCAGCATCTCGCGCCACTCGAAGGGATTCTGAAACTGGTTCGGGCGGATGTAGAACAGGCGATAGAGCCAGTGATTGCGCAGCTCAACCTTGCCACCGCCCTGACCCGGGCGGTAGAGAATGAACGGCAGCGACGCCATGCTCTCAGCGAGGATGCGGACACAGGCATACACGGCCGACAGCCGCATCGCTGACTCTGACGAGATGCGCGCGCCACTGACAGTGCGCATGGTGACCGGCTCGAACCAAAAGGAACCCCACGGGCTGCGGTCATCGGAGTCGGCCCGGGGTCCACCCCTGAATCGAAAGAAATCGGCAATCTTGCCCATCACAGCACCATCAGTTCGTAGCTGCTGTCGATCACGATACCGTCTCCCGGTTTGATGGCGCGCGAGATCGCCATGATCAGCGCGACGATGCCATCGATCTTGTTTTCCGGGCGCTCCTTCCTCGGATAGATGTTGTCCTTGGCGTCCAGATGCGCCACCACGTTGCTGGCCATCCAGGCCAGAACCGGGTCGCCGTCGTGAATGAGTTTTTTCTGTAGCACCAGGGCTTCCACGGTCTTCATCGGTTCACTGAAATTGAGCACGGTCGGCCGCACCTCGATCATGGGCAGTCCTTCGGACAGCATCCGGGTCGAGAGTTGTGTGGCCTGGAACGGATCAAAGGCCACGGCCTGGATACCAAAGCGCGAGGCCATGTCCAGCAGGTCGGCCTCAATCCAGCTGAAATCGATCACGTTGCCCGGTGTCACGGTCAGACGCCCGGTGCGCATCCAGCCGGGGTACTGGCTGTTGCCGGCGCCATTCACCGTATCCTCCGGCAGGTAGTATTTGCCGAACACCACGTAGGCGTCCGAGATATCCGGATGCTGGAATATCAGCATCAGCGCCGCGATGTCGGTCTTGCTGGCCAGATCCAGTCCGATCCAGCAAGGCTGTCCTTCGAAGACATCAAGATCGAGGCCGGAATTGGCGCAGGCATCCCACGCCCGCATGTCCATCCATGCCGTGTCGGCATTGACCCACTCGTTCAAGTGTTTGGTCTTGAAATTGTTGATGGCGCTGGGCAGTTGCATGGCCTTGGCCTGCAACGGCCCCAGCACCTCCGGGCGCACCGAAATGCCCCAGTTCGGATTGGCCTTGATCAACGCCGCCTCGGTGTCCCAGGCATCGCCATCATCCAGTCCGTAGACAATGCCGAATTGGCTGTCATCCCGGACTACGCCGTCGAGCAACTTGGTGACAAAGGTGCGTACCTCGTAGCAAATGCCGGCGCGATTGCTGCCGGCGGTGGTGATCACCCACAGCAGAGAGTTGTCGCGTTTACCGGTACCGGTCTCGACCACGTCATAGACCGTGCGCGTTTTATGCGCATGCAGTTCATCGACGCAGCCGAAGTGGATATTCAAACCATCGAGGGTTGAACCTTCGGCGGACAGCGCCTCAAACTTCGAACCACTGGCCAGCACATGCATGTTGTGCGCGCCGACGTTCACCGCAAAGCGACTCCGAAAACCTGCACTGCGTCGTGCCATGGTCTGCGCGTCACCAAACACGATGCGCGCCTGGTCACGCGTGGTGGCCAGCGAATACACCTCGGCACCGCCTTCGCCATCGGCCGCCAGCATGTACAGGGCCAGCGCCGAGGACAGCGTCGATTTGGCATTGCCGCGCGGTACCTCAATGTACGAGCGCCGGAAGCGCCGCTTGCCATCGGGCTTCATCCAGCCAAATACGGTGGAGAGGATGAACACCTGCCAGGGCTCCAGGCTGATTGGCTCGCCGGCCAGAGGGCCTTTGACGTGAGGCAGCCGCTCAATGAAGGCGCACAAGTTGTCGGCCGGCTGAAAGGTCCGGCCTTCCTTGTCCTTGAGCTTCGGGTTGAAGCGGAAAGGGCTGGCCTTGCCCGAGTACCGGACCAAGTCGTCCAGTTGGCGCTGGCAGGCCCGCTGCACCCAGCGGCAAGCCAGGATTTCTCCGGCCACCACGGCTTCGGCGTAGCGACGGGCGACGGTGACGTAGTTAGAGGTTGCCATCGGTCCAGTCATTTGAGGCTTGGCGAATGCGCCGTACCGCTTCCGGGTCGCCTATGCGATGGCCTTGGCGCGGGTGCTGTCGCCAATGCCGTCCGATGATGGGCAGGTGCAGCACATCGCCACCCTTGGCAACGAGCAGCGTCAGCAGCCAGTCGGAAAAATTGTTGATGTCGGTGGTTTCCTTGAGCACGGCCTCGACGGCGAGTCGACGCATCACGATCAGGCCGTGCACATGGCTGCCGCTGCTGGCGTGCTGCCGGCGGCTGTAGGTCAAACGCCGCACAGCAATGTCTCGCCCGCTTTCGTTGGTCAGCGTTTCATCGGTGTAGGCCATCACCGCCTGCGGGCAGGCATCCAGCGCATCGGCCAGCCGCGTGAAGGCACTCGCTTCGTACCGGTCGTCGGGATCGACGTAGGACACCAGGGGCAAGATGCCTTGTGTATAGCCGGCGGCACGAGCCTTGCCAATGCGGCCCGGAATCCCCGGCAAGATGTGCAACTGGATCGGTGCGCCCGCGAGGCTGGCGATGCAGGACTCGCGCCATTGGGCAGGCTCGTATAGGGTGAGCAGATGAACATCGATGCGCGCTTCGGTTGCCATCAGTCCGTCTATCCCGCGATGTCCGCCCAAGGATCAAGGTTGTCCTCAGCGGCTTCCATCGGCAGCGTGACGCGCGAACGCGAGGCTGGAGTGAATCCCATTTCGGTGGCGGCCTTAGTCATGATCTGCGCCTGCTTGTTGGCAATCGCCAGATACGGGGACTGCATCGGAACCCCGGTGTTAGGCGCCTTGATGAGCAATCCGGTCTTGTTGATGCCGGCTTGCGCTTTGCGATACAGGTCGGCGGCACACGCCCACACTTCCAGCACCGACATGTCGAGTTTCTTCAACAGGTGCGGCGGCGCACATTCCAGTGCATAGCGCCAGGCCGACCTCGCGCCCTCGCTCATGTACTCGGGCGGCTCGACCAATTCCCCTTGGGGCTTGGGCTCGCGCAAGTTGGTCCGGCATTTCTGCAGCGTGCCTTTGATTTGCTTGACTGTGGTGGGCAGCGGTTTGCGACCGGCCATAACGATTCCATCCTGGGGGAGTCCCCCCTGTTTCAATTTGCACGCATAAAAATCTGACTGGGCGCACGCATCGCTCGAACGCGATGCCAAAGAATTCACCCCCCCTACCGGGGTATGGGCCTGCGTCGTGCGCTTTCACGCGCGGTCTTGGCGTTGTGGCAGGACACGCACAACGACTGCAGGTTGGCAGCATCAAAGCGTGCGCCACCTTCCTTGATCGGTTGAACGTGATCCACAACCTTGGCCGGAACAACGCGACCGGCGGCCTCACAGGTCACACACAACGGGTGTGTGGTCAGGTGCGCGGCACGCACAGCTCGCCAATCGCGCGACTGATAGAAGCCGACTTCGGCATCGAAGCTGCGACGTTTTCGGCCGTAGTCACGGTGGATGACGGACCGGTGTGTCTCGCAGTAGCCGGGCACAGCCAGCACGGCTGAACAACCCGGGTACCGACAAGGAGTTGGCGCGCTTCGAGGCATCTGCGGTGGATTTCCAACTGATTCAAAAAAGAAACGATTTACTGGGAGATTCCGCTTGGCTTCTCGCGGGAATGAAGCGTTCATACGAACACCATCAACCACCCAGAGGAACCAAAACCATGTCCTACACCAGCAACGAATTCACCGTCGATGAAGTTGGCTTCATCCAAATCGCACTGACCAAAGTGCTTGCCGCTGCGGCGAGGGGCGAACTCGACCTCAACCGACTGGCCCGCGAAGAACTTGCCTCGCGCGGTCTCAATGACCAAGGCGTCTGGGTCGGCTTCGATCGCGCCAAGCAAATCCACAACGTCTGAATTTCAGGAGATCCACATGACCACCCAACTCACACCCGCCCAGCACGCCATCCTGTCCTATGCTCATCAGCACACCGACGGCAAGATCGTCTGGTTTCCAGAGAACATCAAAGGCGGTGCGCGCAACAAGGTCCTCGCAGGACTCGTCAATCGCGCCCTCATCACCACAGACCAGAAGGACTGGTTCATCGCGGCCGAGGGTTACGACACGCTCGGTATCCCACGCAAGGCACCGGTCAGCGCCGAGGCCATCGACGCGGTTATCGAGTCAGCCACGGCCGTCAAACCACGCACGCGCGAGAACAGCAAGCAAGCCCAGGTGATCGCAATGCTCAAGCGTCCCGATGGCGCGACCATCGCGCAAATTTGCGCTGCAACGGGGTGGCAGGCACATACGGTGCGCGGCACATTTGCCGGCGCGTTCAAGAAGAAACTCGGACTGGAAATCACCTCAAGCAAGGAACAAGGCAGCGAGCGGATTTACACGATCGCCGGTTGATCTATCTCGGACGGAAGTCCGAATGTCGCGCCATCACTGTCGCGTTTTGCTGCTTGTCCGGTGTAGTCCTGCCAGCGACGCACGATCACATCGACATACTGCGGATCGAGCTCGATCAGTCGTGCGCGACGTCCAGTTTTTTCGCAGGCGATCAGTGTTGATCCAGAACCGCCAAAGGGGTCGAGAACAATGTCCTGGGTCTTGCTGCTGTTGCGCACGGCACGTTCCACCAGTTCCACCGGCTTCATCGTCGGGTGCAGGTCATTTTTCTGCGGCTTCTTGATGTTCCAGACGTCGCCCTGATCGCGGGCACCACACCAGAAGTGATCGGTGCCATCGCGCCAGCCATACAGAATCGGCTCATATTGGCGCTGGTAATCGGCACGGCCCAGCGTAAAAGTGTTCTTGGCCCAGATGATGAACGTTGACCATTTCCCACCAGCAGTACGGAAGGCCGACTGCAGGGTATCGAGTTCAGATGAACTCATGGCGATGTAGACCGCACCCTTTGTGACGGTCAGAATGTTCTGGCAGGCGGCAACGAGAAACGCCCCGAAGCCATCACCCAAGTTGTCGTTCAGGATGGGACGGTTTGTGCCGCGCATCTTGTCTTTTGCGGTGTTGGCGTAATTCACGTTGTACGGCGGATCGGTGAAGGTCATGTCGACCAGTTCGTCACCGAGCAGCGTCTGGTAGTCCTCGGACTTGGTGGCATCGCCACACAGCAGTTTGTGCTCGCCCAGAAGCCACACATCGCCGGTTCTGGAAATAGGCGTTTCGGTGACCTCGGGAACGGCATCATCGTCGGTGAGACCGTCAGTGGCATTTTCTCCAGCAATCAACGCTTCCCACTCTTCAGGCGAAAAGCCTGTCAGACCAAGGTCGAAGCCAGCCTCTTTCAATTCAGCCAATTCGATGCCGAGCAGTTCATCTTCCCATGAGGCGTTTTCACCGATTTTGTTGTCGGCCAGGATCAGTGCCCGGCGCTGGGTATCGGTCAGATGTTCAAGCGGAACAACCGGCACTTCCTGCAGACCAAGTTTTCTGGCGGCCAGCAAACGGCCATGGCCCGCAATCACATTGTTCTGACCATCCACCAGAATCGGTGCGCCCCATCCAAACTCGCGGATGCTGGCGGCGATCTGCGCCACTTGCGCATCCGAATGCTGCTTGGCGTTGCGGGCATACGGGATCAACGAGTCGATGGGTCGGTAGTGAATCTGCAGCGCGCTCATGGGTATCCGGAAATGAAAAAACCCGCTGAAAGCACAATGCTCAGAGCGGGTTTATGGTGTCGGCCAGTCGTGCTGCGATGCCACTTGGCACTGCTCACACGACTGTCCAGAAGATAGCTGAAATAGTAGCCCAAAACACCCCAATGTGTTGCACGGTCAAAGGGACGCTTTCGCCGCAAACACACGCAGGGCAAGCAATTGCGCCGTGTATGCACGCCAAATGCCGCCAATTCACGCATTCGCATTCAACTGCTCGACGACGATCTGAATCGACAGCTTCCAACGCCGCCAGGCCGTCGTGCGGCAGCACCCGAAACGCCTGCCAATTTCGTTCCAGTCATAGTTGTCGGCACGCATCCAGACCAGATGCCGACTCTCCACTTCGAGCCACTGCACCCACCCCATGACCTCAAGCATCTGATCAACGTCTGCAGGGGAAGGTGGAAACCGAATGACGCGTTCCTGGTCGGCAAAGCGCTCCCATTCCTGGCGCACGATCGGTGGCCAAAGGTTGAAATAGCCTTTGACGCGTACCGGCGGCAGACGGCGACCCGTGACCACCGCCTCATGAAAACGTGCGGCAACATCCTCGACAGACAAGACAGCGGGATTTCTAGCCATGGCGAGTCCTCCCGTACAGACGCTCTCCGATGATGCGAATGAGTTGCCGCTCGATCGTGCCAAGCCGCTCGTCTGCCTCTGACACAACCAAAATGTCCTGCTCTTGCCAGCCACGCTGCTTCACGGCGTCCAGATCAATGTGTTCGCCTTGCATGCGTCCCAGGGGCGATGGGTACTGAGCTTGTGGTGTTTTCATATCATCCCTCCTGTGTTTCGATGGCCCAGTGCAGTAAGGCCAGGGCGTCGGCTTCGTTGTCATCCGTCACCGGATGGCCTTTGGCACGCATGGCGGCAATGACCTCGGCCTTATCCGCATTACCCTTGCCGGTTGCGTGCTTCTTGATCGTGCCGACCGGCACACCCTGGTAGGGGATGTTGCGGTGCTCGCACCAGGTGGTGAGCGTGGCCATCAAACCGCCATAGACATGAGCGGCATCGACGCCTGCATGACGACGAACCTCCTCGAAATACACCGCGTGAATGTCGTTCGCCATCGACTGGATTTCCGACAGCCAGCGTTTGAATCGCAGGTAGCGCATGCCGCCACCCTCAAACCGTTGCGGTTTCAGGCTGACAAAACCATGTGCGATTTGCTGATCACGTGGGCGCACGGCCCAGCCGGTCGTGGTGCCAAGATCAATTGCAAGGATGGTCGGAACACCACCCGCGCACATGGCTGATTCGGGAACTGCGTCGACGCTGTCTGACGCATCGGACTCGGGACAACGTAACTTCTCTATAGGTGCGCACGCGCGCACGTGTAGCAAGTTAATGTTCTGGGTTGTCGGATGTGTCAGACCGTGGCTGCCGTGTGAAATTGTTTCCATGATCTGTCCCTCAGTTATCGTTGTAGGGGTAGCTTGAGCGGGGGATGCTGGTCGGTTCTTTGAGGCCAATGCCGACGAAGCCGCGCATGCCTGAACCGTTGCGCCACTTCTCGAAACGACGCGTCAGAAGCGCGTCCGAGAACCGGCGCATGGAGCCCAGGAACTCGCCGTTGGATTCCGCCCACTGCTTCCAGTCATTGAACAACTCAAACGTCAATGCCTTGGCGTTGCCGTGCTGAACGCAGCGGTCCTCAATCCAGCGCCCCATGGCGTCCTCGGCCTCGAAATATTCATCGGTCGCATCCATGACGCTTTGCGGCTGCTTCAGGCCGGACTGCTGCCACAGCAGACAACCTTCCAGTGCCCAGGCCAGAATGCCATCGCGTTCCTGCAGCAACTTCTCGGTGAGCTTGCCGTCGCGTCGCTCCGGCGGAATCGTCACCGTGAACGGAATCAGGTGCAGACGCCGCTTCATGGCCTCGTCCACATTGCGAATCGAAGGTTTGTGGTTGCCGGCAATGACCAGCTTGAAGTGCGGCGTGTAGTCGAAGAAATCCTGGCGCATGAAGCGCGCGGAGACCTTGTCGCCCCCCGTGATGGTCTTGATCTTGGACTCGTTCCAGCGCCGCCCCTGCTCGGTTTCAATCGAGGCGACGAAGCGCGCTCCACGCAGGCCGGCCAGATCGGTCGGGTGCCGGTCCGAGCGGGTTTCCATGAACGTGTCCATGGGGGCGTTGGCGGCGTAGTCGCCCAAGATGGTGGCAATCACATTCACAAACACCGACTTGCCATTGGCACCCGTGCCATAGAGGAAGAACAGTGCGTGCTCGCTGGTCACCCCGGTCAGGCAATAGCCCACCATGCGCTGCAGATAGACCATCAGTTCCGCATCGCCACCGGTCACATCCGACAGGAATCCACGCCAGATCGGGCAGTCTCCTTGCGGCACAGCAGTACAAACCTTGGTCATCCGGTCGGCACGGTCATGCGTGCGCATGACACCGCTGCGCAGATTCACGACGCCACCGGGCGTGTTCAGCAGCCAGACATCGGCATCCCACTGATCCGCCATTGATGCATGCTTGGGGTCGCTGCGTGCGATGCGCTCCACGGCGCTGATGGTGGACGAACTGGCCAGCCGAACACGCAGACGTGACGTCTCTGCTTTGAAGGAAGCTGCCCGGCAAATGTTGCGCGACAAGTGCTGGATATAGAGCAACTGGTCCGGATTCCAGCGAATCCCAGTCCACACCAGCCACTTGCCCCACTGGGCGCAGTAACGCCAGTCCTCACCGTAGCGGCGGGTGAAGGCAGTGGCCAAACCGTCTTCGGTTGTCCAGTCAATCCCTTCGACCAGTTTGTCCTCGATCGGCGCATCACTCTGCACTGTGACCGGAACGCGATCGCCGGCCTTCAAAAATCCCTGAACGTCGAAACCCTCGGCTATCGCGTCAGCCGCATCCCACCCATCTGGTTTTTCCGCAGGCGGATACAGGATGGCAACGGACTCAGCGCCGGAGACCAAGATCGCTTGAGATGCGCGGTCGGCATATTCCCAGCCCGGCTTGTCACGGTCCGGCCAGATCAGCACGACCTTGCCTTCCAGTGGCGACCAGTCGGTCTTGTCGACCGGCGCATTGGCACCGTGCATGGCTGTGGTGGCGCAAATGCCCAAGTCGATCAGTGCCTGCGCGCACTTTTCACCCTCGACCAGAACAATCTGGTGTGCAGCCACGATGCCAGGCTGGTGGTACAGCGGTCGCGGATTGGGTGGCGCCATCTTGCGGCGCTTGGCATCCCAAGGCCGAAACTCCTTGCGCCGGCCGGGCGGGTCGTACCGGTACACCACGGCGATCAAGGCGCCGTTGGCATCCAGGTAATCCCACTTGGCAGTAGCCTGGCCGAGGTCGTCCACCGGGGCTTCGCGTTTGGCTTTGCGTGCCGCCGCAGGGCTGGCGCGACCGGTCAGTTCGCAGACGTACTGAAGCACCTGCGCAAAATCGGCGCGCACATCGACAGACATCTGCAGCGCCAGCAGATCGAAGATGTCGCCACCATCGCCCGTGGCGCGATCCGTCCACAGACCGCCTTTCTCCCCATCGAGGACGATCTCCAGGCTGTCGCCCGGGCGGCCCAGAATGTCACCAATGTGGAATTTTCCGCGTCGAACTTTTCCGGCGGGAAAGAGCGTGAACAGGACGGATTCGAGCCGCGCCAACAAGGCTGTGCGCGTCTCATCGCGTTCGACACTGCGATTGGGTTCTACTGGCGCAGTGCAGTCATTGAAATCCAATGGATCATGGGTTCCGTGCTCACTCATCGGACACCTCGCTTCCCGAGGCGTGCGTAGCGGGGGCGACACTGCCATGCAGGCGTTGCCAGTCAGCGAGTTCCGAGAGCTTGAATCGAATCATGCGACCAATGCGGTAGTACGGGACACGCAATTTGGTGCGCTGGCGTGCATTGGTCATGTAGTACATCGGCAGATTCATGGTGTAGGCCGCTTCGCGCGCATCGACGAACGGCTCCCTGACCACAGAGGGCTGGGGTGAGGTGGTTTTCATGGGGTGGTCCTCCAGCAACGATCTGCCCACGCGCAGAACTTGCATTCGAAATGGGTGGAATCGGTGAACGAGCGCGGCAGCAGATCACCGGCCTCACTGGCCGTGATCACGCGGGCGGCGCGATCGGACATGCGCTGCGCCAGCGACGCGTCAAACGGAATCAGTTCGGCGTAGATCTCCATCGTGTCGGCGTTGACGGCGGTGAAGATCGCTGGATGCTCGTGCAATTCGAGGTAGCTCTGGTACAGCGCGATCTGCGCTGCATAGACGGGCTTGGATACCGCCAGCTTGTGTTTCTCGACATCGCGCCAGGACTTGGCACCAAGGCATTTGTTCTCCCACAGCGATGGGTAGGCAAAGCCATCCGGTCCAGAGATCAGCACGCCATCGACGTGGCCACGCAGGCGACCACCGGCCACCGAAAATCCGAACTGGTGGCCATTGGCGTCCTCGGTCTTGAGTTGGAAACCCGCCATGCGCAACCAGCGGATCACCATGTCCTCGGTGCGGTGGCCGCGTTCGAAGATGCGCAGCAGACGGCCGGAGAAACCTTTGCCGTGATCCACGGGTGCCTTGGCGTACTCGTACTGGAGCTGCCGCTCGCAGGCTGCGCCCAGGCGCGACGCGCCCAGGTACTCGCGCGGCGGAGTGGCATCCCGTTCGGCTTCCAGTGCAATGTCGAACAGTTCCTGCAGCCGCCCCGAGAGACTGGCCGATGAATTGAAATCGATCATGGCGTGGTCTCCCATGGCAGGTCATCCTCCATGTCCGCGAACGGGTTCTCCTGCGCGGGTGGTAGCGATTCGCGGATGGGATCGTTGACGGGCGTCGTACCGGGCATGCGCACTGGCGGATACTTGGTGCGTTCATGCTGCGCGGCCATCTCGTCCACATAGGCCGTGACGATGGCTTCGATCACGGACAGCGCCTCTGCTTCGGAGTAAGCCCCGAGGGGCTTGTCAAAACCGATGGCGGCCGCCGCTTCACCGAAGAACTTGAGACACATGCGCATCGCGGCTTTTTCCAGGGGCGTGGCATCAACCATGGCGGCCTCCGGTGGCAGACCCTGGTCCAGCGCACGGGTCCAGGACCCGTACATCTTGTGAAACGCGTCCTGGCAGCGGCGTGAGCAAAACACCCAGTCGATCGGATAGCGCCGGGGGTCGCCCACCCGGTGCCGGTTTTCCGTATGGCCGTAGCCGCGCGCCTGACGTGAGCAGACCCAGCATTTCATGGCGGGCTTTCATTACTGTGCCCACGACGGTTTGCCGGTCGCGGAAGGTTGGGCTGCGCGCGCCGGTGCGGCGAATGCCGGGGACGCTTGTGCTGGTGCGCCGGAATTTCCGCCACCCGTCGGACCCTTGGGCACGCCGCCCATCAATGCCGCGTAATCCTTGTGGTCCGGTTCGATGGCGATCTTCACCACATTGCGGTCTTCACCCTTGGCGTCCTTTTCCACATCGACCCGTGCGATGAATTCGATGCCGTCCAGATCGGCAAAGCTGTTGATCCGGCGCGCGGCCGCCGCCTGTGGCGTGTTGTCCTGCGGATGGACATTACGCGAGCTATTGAGCGCGGCACGGACGAAGCTGCGCCCCATCTGGCCCCAGGTCGGCCCCTTCTTCGAGTGCAGCCCCACGTTCGACCACATCTTGCGTTTGGCAAACGGACCGCCGGTCACGACGAACTCGCAGGCGAGGTACACCGCGCCGGTATCGAAGGACTCGGTGGCATAGCCGCCGGTCCAACCCTGACTGTGGTCGTCATGGCCACCGGGCTTGATGGTCATGCGCAGCGGCACGATCGTGCCCTTGGGGATCAGATCGAAGGCACTATGCTGGGCTTCGGCGTCATTGAAATCGTTCCAGTTGCTGGCTGTATTGGCGTTCATGATGGGTCCTTGATTGATGGGGTCAGCAGTACGGGTGCGACCGGGGCCGGTTGTTGGCCCAGGCACTTGGCGATGAGTTTTCCGAGGTGTGGCTCCTCAATGGCGTCCAGCCGACCACTGCGGTCCTTGCTGGGGTAACCGAACGGGTTGTCGGCGCGGGTGACAAAACCCCGGTAGTTGGTACCGTCGTCGGCTTTCAAGATGGCCAGCGTCACGACCTCATCGAGCACGCCGGGCAACTCGAGCGCGGTCTTGCTGCCTTCCAGTTGCAGCTGGTAGAAGCGCCGGTTGAAGTCATCCATCTTTTCTTCCAGGATGGCGACGTAGATGACGTGCTTATCGCGGACATGCTGCAGGTGCGTGAGCGCCGCGATCATTTCCTGACCCAACTGGCCATAGGCACCCCGGCTGTCAGGCTTGCCGGTTTTCTCGCTGAAGGCCTGCGGCTGGGTCTTGCACCAGGCAAAGCACAAGCGCGAGAGCACGGTCAGGCTGTCGACGAAGTAGGTGTCGTACTTGGCCAGCTGCGCCGGATCGCCGAACCTGGTGCAGACGTGCTCAAAGTGCGCCTGCGAAAACGCCTGGTCGGCACTAGCGGTGGGCATGGGTCCGGCCAGGAACACCACCAGATCGCGGAACTCGGGCCAAGTGCGCGGACGCACCGTGTCACCGGTCCAGTCGCGCACCGACAGGTCGCCGGCCTCGAGGTCCACGAACAGGGTGGTGTTGGTCGGCAGCGTCTTGAGCTGGGAGGTTTTGCCGACTCCCGCCGGGCCAACCAATGCAACCTTGGCGCTGTGGCGTTCCTTGAGCCGTTCTTCGGCGGAGATGATTGGCAGTGCCATCACGCCACCTCGCGGATCAGATCGGTCACGGCCGGATTCCAGAGGATCTGGTAACCGGAATGCCCGTTGCGCGAGAACGGCAGCGCTTCTGCCCACTGCTGGCCTGCCTCGGTCAGCTCCCATTCATCGCGATCGTTCTTGAACTGAAAGCCCAGGGACTGCAGCCGCGTGTTGATGGCGCGTGCCGACATGCCGACCCGTTCACCGACCTGGGTGGGATTGAGACTGCAGATCGGCTCATTGGCCGCAGGCAGCACCTTGCGCAGGGAATCAACCGCCAGACCCGTGTTCTCATGGATCACGGTCAGCGCCGCCGCCATGGCGATGCCGGGTTTCACGCCGGGTACGCGAGCAATGGCCTCGCCGATGGACAGGATGGCGTTGACCTTGTCCTGCGTCGGCGCGGGCAATGCGGCAACTGGGCCAACTGACGCATACGACCCAGTCTTGCGGATGGAGGGCAGCACCTCGTGGGTGACCCAGCGCTTGAAACGTTTGGCTTCGGGCTTGCGGCTGCCCAGCACTAGGTTGAAGAGGCCTGACTCGTTCACCACGGTCATGTCCTGCGACCCGCCAGGGGTGTGAATTGAATTCACCCCCTTTTCGTCATCGTCGAGGCGCTCCAGTGCTTTGCGATCAAGGTTCAGGGTAGACAGCACGTCGGCTGCGACGAACATCGGTTCGCCGTTGTCAGCCATGCACACGCGCACATTGCTTGACTCAAAATTGAATGCGACGAGCTGGTTCATTTCGTCACCCCCACGGCGATTTCGCCAACGGTTTCGGCGCCTTGGTAGGTGTGCTCACGGGCCAGTGTGTAAAGCGCTTCGAGGGCACTGCGACGACGATGAATCGCCGAGCTTTCGCGGCACAGGGACTGAATCGCGAACGCGACCTCGTCGAGAGTAGCGTCCAGCAAGGGCTTCTCGACGGTGTTGCCGTAGCGGTCCTCGTAGCGGATGCTGGTGCTGAGGTGCTCGCCGACGAAGCCGCCGAGCTTGGCCTGAAGGGTCTGATGCAGGGTTGAGGTTTTCATGCGAGGTTCTCCTGTGCGAGGGCGAGGCGGTAACTGGCTTTGCCGGGTTTGACGGTGCGGGCCTTGGCGAACGTTTCCTTCAAGGTCGTGGGCCAGGCGTTAAAGCGGGGCTCGGAAATCGAGTAGTCGATGTCGATGAAGTCAGCGACCTTGTCGCCGGTGGCAGCGATGCGTTGGGCGAAATCGGCCAGTGCGGCTTGATCCCACGCCACGCGCTTAGGCGTATCGGCGGTGATTCGCAGCGGACCGTCGGTGAAGTGGACGGCGCCGAAATCCTTGCCAGCCTCGAGTCGAGCGGCGCGTGCCTGCTCGCCATAGGATTGCTCCATGGCGGCATCGAACTTGGCGCGCGCCTTCTTCAGCCAATCGATGGCGGTGTCGAGGTTGTGATTGATTTCCTGCTTCTGGGCCGGAGAAAGCGCCGCCAATTGACTTACGGACATCTCGGCGATGTCGGCGGGGAAGATGGTTATGTCGGTCATAGTCATCTCCCTCACTTGGCTGCGCGTTCGGATGTCGAGACGTGCAGCGCGCTGTGCTCGTACTCGGTCACCACATCCAGCGGATAGGTCACCCGCTTGGAGAGCTTGAGATAGTGCGGGCCACGTCCTTCGGAGCGCCAACGCTGCAGCGTCTTCGGACTCACGCCCCAGCGCTGTGCTAGTTCGGTTTCAGAGAGCACACGCCGCTCGTGCGGTGCCACGCTTGCAGACGTCGCCAAAGTGGCTGACAGACCGCGATTTGCTGATGTTGATTGCAGCATTGGTACCCCTTTCAGTTAGGTGAGGAACAACGCTGCTATTGAAAAATTTGGGTGGCGAACTGTTAAGGAACCGGCTGGCGAACTGATCTGGAAGTTCGGGTTCGCCAGTGAACGCAGAAACGAAAACGGCGAGCCGCAATGGCCCGCCGTTTTGTGATGGAGGTTTGTTAAATCAGGATTTCACTGGCGCCGCGCAGGGCATGACATAGGTGCCTGCGCGCTGATTGGTATTGATCAATGCCTTGTAGGCGCGCAGCGGCCCTTCGTATTTGGGGTCGTCCTTGTTTTTGGTCTTGACCTTGAACACATCAATGGGCTTGTCGCTAGTTAGTCCGGCCCGTCCCATCACGTTGTGGGCTTCCTGCTCCTGACCCGCAAAATGCCAGAAGGCACGGAATACCGAGGCCTGCGCTTCGGACACAGCGATCGGCGACGACTCCCCGGGCAGATGCACCCACCGGAAGTCCGCCGAAAACGGACCGTTCACCGCCTCAGTCGTATTGGTCTGTGCATCGCTATCCGGCTCTGCCCCCGGTTCCGTAAAACTGAGGTTGCCGCCGTACAAGGTGAATCGCTCCTCCAGCGGTAGCCAAACGGCAGCGCCAGCAAGCGGGTCATGGTCAATATCCCGCATCGGTTTCGGCGTGATCAACCATGGCACCGCTGCACCACGCGTGCGCGCAATCAGCGCCGGCTGTCGTAGCAGCATGTCCAGACTGCGCGCCAGCATGACGGGGCGGCGTTGAAATGTCCCCAATCGCCACATGCCGGCGACCACGGACACCACGCCCTGCTGGGCCGGGATGCTCAGCGCGCCGCGCAGTTTGCGAATCAGCCATTCAGCATCGAAAAGCCACGCTTGTCGATCGGCAGCATCCACCGACACCGTCCCGCAGTCTGGACATTGGCAGGCCAGGCCGCCGCTGATTTGAACTACCTGGCCACGGTGCAACTGGCAGTAGGGGCACAGCACATAGCGGAGATCCAGTTTGTGCTGTTTCACGGCGCGCATCTCACCAAGCGCGGCCAGGGCGTCGCGTTCCGGATCGGTCAGGGCCGCCTCTAGCGCCGGCTCGTCACTGCCAAAATGCCGACAAGCCAGCGCCCAGGTGCTTGCGTTGCTCACCTTGCTCAATTGCGCTCGTCTACCAGTTCGCTATGCTGCCCGGCCACGTCCGCCTGTGCCGACAGTGTCTGCTTTTCCTGCAGGATGCCGATATGCACCAGGTAGCTCTCCAACTGGGCGCGCAGTTTCTCGTCGAACTTGTGCAGGTTCAACCGGCCACGACGGGTCACCTCCACGGTCACGACCGGACTGCGTTGCTTGCCGGGTGGTGGCGCGTAATAGAGGTTGATGCTGGCGGCGGTCACCAGCCAGTGACGCGCGAGCGGATTGTCATGCTCGAATTTTTCGGCAATCAGGTCCGTGACACATTCATGCTCGCTGCTGGCCATGGCGGTGAACTCCGCCTTGAGTTGCGTATCAGGGCTCGTCAGCGTGATCGATTTGACCTGCAGCGTGACAAATCCGTCGTCGGCAGCCTGCGGCACCTGAAATCCCAACTTCAAGGTCGACAGGTCCAATGTTGGCGGCTTGATGCGCTGGGCGGCGACATCCACACCCAGCAGGTGGAGGGCGAAAGCCTGGGCCAGCATCTCATGGTATTTCGCACCACCGCGAATCAGGGTGCGGACCACCCCGGTAGCGTCCGAATACTCCAGGGTCATGTGGATATTCGGGCTACCGACACGGCGTTGCAGCGTAGCGCCGTTGAACTCCAGCCGCATCATGGCCTGGTCCTTGGCGTGCACCGTGACGAGCTGCGTGCCCTGGGCTCGATCCAGCAGATGCGCAACGCAGACCTCGCCGCAGCCGAGTTCCTTTTGGTAGAAACCTTTGATGGCCTCGCTGAAGGCCGCCATGGCAGCCGGATCACGGCGCACCGGCAACTTGATCCCGAGATCGTGCTGTTGCGCATGCTGGGTGTGGCTGTCAACGTACTCGCTCTCCGCCGCCTGTTCAAACAGATCCAGATGATGGACAAACAACCAAAAGGCGCGGTGGGGATCACTTTGGCATCCGATCATTCCGACCAGCGCGGCGCTATTGGCCCTGGTGGCCTCAAACATAGCCTGTTTGCCGCGTGGATGGCCAAGCTGCATGCTCACATGCAAACCGGCCACGACCTTGTCCCGCACGCTGCTGTCAGGACAGGTCTGAATCGCCTCGATCAGCCGGTTGGAGGTGGCGGGATCGTCCGTCCAGTCAAAGTCCGGGGGGAACACCATGCCCTGCTGGTTGAGGTAAGTGCGTAGCGTCGCGTCGACTGGCAAGTTGAGCAGCGCGTCTGCGTAGGTCAGTTTCATACTCGGTCCTTTCAGGATGTCGTCGTTGTCTAAAGACCGGGAACCTTGCGGTGCCGCCGTCGGCGACTGGGTTACAAGAAAAAATACACGTACCGATCACAAGTAAAGTAAAACGATACAAACGCAATTCTACACGCGCATTTCCGCTTGTCAATCAAAGCAGGACATCTTCATCTATTTGGCTCTCTCTGCTATACTTTCAAGCTCTGATTCACTTGAGAGAACGCCCATGCCATCCCCCTTCGGAATACGCCTGCGCGAGTTTCGGGAAGCCAAGGGTCTGACGCTGCAGCAAGTAGCAGACGCCGTCGGCTGTACCAAGGCCTACGTGTGGGAATTGGAAATGCGCGAGGGCCAGAAACCCACCGCAGATCGATTGAACGCCATTGCCAAGACGCTCGGCGTCACCATCCAGGACCTGCTCGGTGAACCTGTTGCTCAGATGCAAACGGCCACGCCGAAGGACGTTGCCTTTTTCCGGGAGTACGCCGGCATGACCGAAGCCGAAAAAGCCAAGTACCGCGAGGCTATGAAATTGATGTTCGGGTCGAACCCGAAAACGGATTCGGAGAGCCCTTGACCGTACCGCACGACCTCAACCCCTTCAAGGCCTCCAAGCGCATTCTGGACTTGCTCAAAGCGACCGGCCTGCGGACCCTGCCGATCGATCTTGATCTGGTTCGGCAGATGTTGCCCGACACGCCTTTGGGTCGAGGCGCTGTGATCAAGGTGCCCGCCGATCTGACATGGAATGCCAGTGAGGGTGCGCTGGTTCGCAATCCAGAAAATCATGTGGAGTGGGGAGTTTTCGTGAACCCCAAGGCCCGGCCAGAGCGCAGGCGCTTCACCATCGCCCATGAACTTGGGCATTTCATTCTCCATCGCACGACGCAGGCAACGTTCAACTGCGACAAGGAAAGTGTCTACACCGGCATTGATTCGTTGAAGCAGATCGAGCGCGAAGCGGATGATTTCGCCAGCAACCTGCTCATGCCCGGCGACATGCTGCGCGACCGCATTGACGGCAAGCGCATCGATTTCCATTTGTTGGGTGCGCTGGCCAAAGAGTTCGGCGTGTCACTGGAGGCCATGTGCATCCGCCTCGTGAAATACACGGAACAGCGCGCAGTGCTCGTGTATTGGGATAACGGCTTTCTGAAATATCAGTGGCCCAGTGGCGAGGCTAGAAAAACGCGGGTGCGTTTACGAAAAACCGATGATCCGCAGGAGCCACTGACCGGTACCTTGGCTGCTGATGAAGATGTTGCCCAGGAATGGGATGGCGTCGATATGCCTGCCAGGTCATGGTGCTCAAGCGAGGCCGACGAGATCAGGCTGCGTGAACTCAAACATACCTATGCCGATGGCAATCGCGTTCTGTCATTGCTGATGTTGGAGGCAGCGCCGCCACGTACCTATTTCCGCAGCGGGTGGGAAGATGAGGAAACGCGCGATACGTTTGATCGCTTCGTCGACAACGGGCAGCCGCCGATCCGGTGACAAGGAGCCGTAATGAGTCATTACCTGTTGCTTGGCGCTGGCTTCAGCAGAAACTGGGGAGGATGGCTGGCGTCAGAGGCATTTGAATATTTACTCGGGTGCCCCGAGGTCGTGCGCAATCCACAACTACTGGCACTGCTTTGGCGGAACCAACCCAACGGCGGATTCGAGAATGCGCTGGCGGAGGTGCAAGCCAATTTCATTCGGGCACCCCAGGAGAACACGGAAAATCTGCAAGGGCTGCAAAGCGCCGTGGCAAGAATGTTCGATGACATGAATCGTGGCTTCTTCGATCACACCGACTTCGAATTCCAGCAAGCGCGGGAAAGAATGGTCGGTACGTTCCTCACCCGATTCAACGCCATCTTCACGCTCAATCAAGATTTACTGCTCGAGCACTATTACATCGACCGCGATGTGTCGCTGTTGTCAAATCGACGCTGGGGCGGCTCAGATCTGCCGGGGATGCGCCCGATTCACAATCCGCATGCAGCAAACCAGAATTCATGGGCCCAGCGGAATTGGGTTCCCGCACCGATAAATGAGTTTTCACTCGACTCACGCATGCAGCCCTATTTCAAGTTGCATGGGTCATCGAATTGGCAAGAAACCCATGGCGCACCGATGCTCATCATGGGTGGGAACAAGATGCGTGAAATCGGGTTGTCACCAGTCTTGACCCGCTACCACCAGATATTCGAGGAAAGCATTTGTCGACCAGACGCGCGCCTTATGGTCATTGGCTACGGCTTTCGCGATAGCCACATTAATGATGTCATCATGCGTGCCGTCAATGATCACGGCATGAGAATGTTTGTCATCGCGCCGGAGGGTGGGGATCTTGCCCGCTCGGTAAATCCGACCCACGCAGCCCCCATCAGGGTCGGCACCAACCTCGAGGAAACATTTGTGCGGGGACTCATGGGCGCATCAAGGCGACCGCTGCGTGACATTTTCGGCGGCGACACAATCGAATTCAACAAGGTGATGCGTTTCTTCGAAGGTTGATTGCATTCAAGTCGAGCGCAGAAACCGAATCGCTGAGTCTCAATCAGCCGCGCATGTCCCGCAAAACGAGTTACTCCGACAGGGGTTGGCCCATAGCATGGATGGTGTTTTCCATCAGGAGCGCCAACCATGTCCGAAATCGAATTACCCTCAACGCGGCGCCAGCCAGCGACAGAATCCCGCCCCCGACACCCGCAACGTGAAATTGCCGACTTGCTGGCCATTGCAATCTCGCGGGCGCGCATAAAAAGCTGCAGTGATTCTGAAGCGACAAATCAGCTGCAGGACAGCGAAGTTTGTCTTGGCTTTAGTGCCAACCAGAGCGTTCATACGAACCCGTCTTACATAGAAGGAGTTCGTCAATGACGACACACGCAACCACCGTGACGGCGCAAATTGCGCAGTTGCCAATCCTCCCCATGGAAAATCTCTGGGCCCTGTGGGATGAGTTTTTCGACCGTCGCCCAGGTCACCACCATCGTACTTATCTGGAAAGCCGTCTCGCCTACAAACTGCAGGAGCGCGCACATGGCGGTCTGCCAGCAGCGCTGCGCCGCCGACTGGAAAAGATCGGTGAAACCGGTGAGGTGCCCAACCAGAAACGCCGCTCGGAAAACCAGGTCGCACCCGGCACCGTAATGGTCCGTGAATTCAATGGCATCAATCACCGGGTCATGGTGCTGGACGATGGCCGATTCGAATACCAGGGACGGCCCTATAAGAGCCTCACGGGCGTGGCGCGTGCCATCACCGGCACCACGCACTCTGGACCGGTCTTCTTCGGATTGAAGCCACCCCACCGTGAACGCAAGAAAGGGAACATATGAAATCGACCACTGCACGTTCTGCCGTCACACCGAAACGTCGCTGTGCGGTTTACACACGCAAGTCCACGGATGAGGGACTGGATCAGGAATACAACAGCCTCGAGGCGCAACGGGATGCCGCGTTGGCCTTCATCTCCAGCCAGCGGCATGAGGGGTGGATCGCCAACGACACCGGCTACGACGATGGTGGGTTCTCCGGCGGAAACATGAATCGCCCGGCCCTCAAACGCCTGCTGGCTGATATCGAGGGCGGCCACGTTGATGTTGTCGTGGTCTACAAGATTGACCGGTTGTCGCGATCGCTGGGAGATTTCGCAAAAATCGTCGACCTGTTCGACGCTCATGGCGTGACCTTCGTATCCGTCACACAGCAGTTCAATACCACCACCAGCATGGGGCGCTTGACGCTCAACATTTTGCTTTCCTTCGCCCAATTTGAGCGCGAGGTGACCGGCGAGCGCATCCGAGACAAGTTGGCGGCGAGCAAGGCAAAAGGCATGTGGATGGGCGGGGTGCCGCCGCTAGGCTATGACGTCAAAGACCGCAAATTGGTTATCAACGAACCCGAGGCTGCTTTGGCACGCGACATTTTTACCCGCTACGCCGAACATGGTTCTGCGGCGCAACTGGTGCGCGAGCTGCAGATTGAGGGCCACACCACCAAGTCCTGGGTGACGCAAGGTGGTCGGCATCGGCCGGGCAAGGTGATTGATCAGCAGTATTTGTTCTCGATGCTGCGCAACCGGCTCTACCTCGGCGAGATCAGCAATCACGGCCAGTCCTACCCAGGGCAGCACCAGGCGATCATCGATCGCGAACTTTGGGATGCCGCCCATACCATCATCCAGAAACGGAAAAAGGGCCCACGAGTTCGGAACACCGAAAACCCTGCATTGTTGGCGGGCTTGCTCTATGCGCCGGACGGACAGCGACTGCTTCCAACCCACACCACCAAGAAAGATGGCCGGCGTTACCGCTACTACGTGCCTTACCTCGAAAAGCGCCAAGGAGCCGGAGCGTCGGCGCAGCCCGGGCAACGCAGCATGGGGTCACTGCCGGCAGCGGAAATCGAGAGTGCGGTGTTGGCTCAGGTGCATCAAGTGTTACAGGCGCCCGAGATGATCATCGGCGTGTGGCAGGCCGGCATGGCATTGAAAGAAAAGCAGGCATTTGAAGAGCCGAAAGTTCTGCTAGCGATGCGCCAGATCAGCGCAGTGTGGAACCACCTGTTCCCACCCGAGCAGCATCGAATCATGCGTCTCTTGATTGATCGCGTTCAACTGCGTGCCGATGGGCTCGACATCATCTGGCGCGACGATAGCTGGCACCAATTCCGCAGGGAACTTGAACGCCACCCATTCGTTGAGGAACAGCGAGAGGCAGCGACAGCCGGGATCGATGAGATGGAGATTGCGTGATGGGCATGGACGCTAAGAATTTCCGCGAAGTGCCAGCACAACGAAAGGTGGAAATCACCATGACGGGCGAGGCGCGTCAGTTTGAGGCTGGTGGTCGTTCGGTCACCTTTGTGCCATTGAGCATCAAGCGCCGCCATTACAGCAAAGTGCTGGTGCCGCCGCCGGGCAGCAAGAGCGTCAAGATCAAGTCGTCCTTCGACTTGCCCCTGATCCGCACACTGGGGAAGGCGTATTACTGGCAGCGGTTGTTGGACACCGGTGTCGTGGCCAACGCCACCGAACTGGCGCGGCAACTCCGTCTGGAGCCTGGTTGGATCGCCGAAGTGCTACGGCTGACCCGTTTGGCACCCGATATTGTTCAGGCGATCCTCGATGGACGTCAGCCTCGGCACCTCAATTTACATGCGGTTCGTGGGCGACAGGCCGAGGTTCCGTTGGCGTGGGAGGAGCAACGCGTGCTCTTCGGGTTCGAGCAATGAGGCCATTACTACAGGACGATGCCCGTCGAACCGATATCAGAGGCACGCGCGTAAGTCATTGCCCGGGAAAGCGCTCTGCGTGTGCCACCGGCGAGCAGTTCCGCAATATTTTTTGAGAACAGAGAGCAGAAAAGAGTCGAACCCCGCCAGGAACGGGTAAATTTTGCGACGTGCCGCAGGGCTCGTGGCACATGCAGAACGGGGTGGAACCCCGTGCAGGTTGCGGGAAAGTGCAGAAATAGAAAAGCCGACTGAGAACAGTCGGCCTTAAATATTGGTGGTGCAAGATGGTTCGTATTCAAACCAATCTCTCACACAGACTCGTATTGTAGCGCAAATGAACGCCATTCTGAGGTGCCCTATCGTCAAGGATCAATCTTGATTTGAGCTTCTTGTAGGCGTCCTCGCTAGTCGCTGGCGTTTCGCAGATCACGCAGCAAAACGAGTTCGGGCGGAGCTGCCACGCCCCACTTCCCGAGTCGATATAAACATCCTGTTGACATTTCCCTTTTTGGGAAATACAATGCCGGTCTGATCATGAACACGCCATCCACCTCATGCGAATACTGGGATTGCCGCTCCTTGAGGAGTTCAAACAAAAGCACGCGGACTCACGTGGGCAGCTCGACGCATGGCAGACGGA